ATGCGCTTGATGGCGACGCCGGGGGACAGGTAGCCGAGCAGGCGGTCCAGCGCGTTGAGGTTGGGGCCGGCCATCAGTCGCCCCGCGCGGTGGTGAAGGTGACGCGGTAGGCGCCGCGGCGCGGGCCGGCGTTGGTGCCGCCGGTGGTGGCAATGTCGTTGAGGATGGCGCTGCGCGCGACCATCAGCTCTTGCACGCTGCGGTAGGTGATGCGCTTGCCGTTCACTTCGACGGCCAGCTCGCCCGAGGCGATGGCGGCGTCTACGTTGGCGAGGTCTGTCGACGTGAATGGCATGGGTGGCGTGGCTGCAAGGTTGCCGCCAGCACCCCGCGCGCGAGGGTCAGGCGTCGCCTGAAGTTATCGGGGGGTCTGTCTCATTTCCAGGGAATGTGAGACGGTCTGACGGCGCGACGCGGAAGATGGCGGCGCCAGGCGGGCGGCTGCCCTGCTGCTTGAGGTAGCGGTACACCGTGGCGCGGCCGATGCCCAGGCTGCGGGCCACCTCGGTGGCGTTGCGGCCGTTGAAGAGCGCCAGCACTTGGTGCACGCGCTGCTGCCGTTCCAGCGGCGAGGTGCGGCGCACTTCGTCGCGGAACTCGCAGCGCAGGTCGGCCTTGACTTCGGCCAGGACGGCGGGCGGCATCTTCGGCAGCCGGGGGTCGTCGCGGAGGAACTCGAAGAGGCGGTCGACGAGGTCGGGGTCGGCGATGGGCTGCGACGGCAGGTGCTGGGCTTGTGGCGTAGGCTTGGGCATGGGGCGGCTACCAGGAGCGGTTGAGGGTGGTGCGGGCGGCAGGTGGCGGCGGCGGGCGATGGGATGTGGGGGTCGCGCTTGGCGCACCAGCCCGCGCAGCGGCCGTGGCCCGGGCCGGTACCGGCGCCACCATCGACGGCAGCCGCGCTTCCCATGCGTCCCACTCGTCGCGGGTGGCGCGGTGCAGGCGCAGCTCGGGGTGGTGGCCGGCGGCATAGGCGTAGACCCAGGTGTCCAGCGGCTCGTTGCGCACGCCGCCACGGCGCTTTTCGAAACGGTTCTTCGCGGGGTTGAAGATCTCGCTGATGAGGCCCGGGAAGTACTCCGTCGGCAGCTGGTCGCTGAAGTGGCACTGGCGCGCGGGCATGAGCGGCTTCTCGCTGCCATCTGGCAGCAGTTCCCAGGCCTGGTGCGCATCGGCGTCGGCGGCCAGCGCAGCGAACAGGGTGTGCTTCACGGCCACGGTGCCGATCTGGTAGGTGAGCACGCCGCGCTTATCGTACTGGCCGCGCCAGGTAACGTCGTGCAGCTTGCCTTTGCTGAGCACGGGCGCGGTGTTGGCGGTGGCGCCGAAGCCGACCATGGGGCGCCGCACGCGGCGGTCGCGCACGTAGGCCTTGACGGCTTCGGTGCGGTGACCGCCGGCATCGATGAGCACGGCCTCGACGCTGAGCGTGGCGCCGCTGGCGTGCGCGATGGGGCGGTTCAGCAGTTCGGTGAGCGCGGTCCACACGTCGTCTTGCGCGGGGTCGCCGGGCAGTTCGACGTAGTCCAGCACCCACCAGGTGCGGCCGCGGCCCCAGCCGATGATCTGCACGGCCAGCCGGTTGTCTTGCGTGTCGACGCCCGCGGTAATGCGCAGCACGCCGGCCGGCGCGGTGCGCAGGGGGTAAGGCTCGGCGCGTTCGGCCACGATGTTGGCTTTGACGCGGCGGGTGCTGGCGTCTTCCCAGGCTTCGGCCAGGCGGTCGTTGACGAAGGTCTTCAGGCGCGCGGGGTCGCCCTGGCTTTCGAGCCATTCGTCCACCAGTTCGGCCCAGCGCGGGCCCAGGCCGATGGCGTAGTACAGGCAGTTGAGGTGGTAGCCGCGGATGCGGGCGCCGGGGCGGCCCGGCACCCAGCGGCCGGCGGCGATCATGGCGGTCTTGTGGCGCTCTTCGACGACGCCGCCGCAGCTTTCGCAGGCCAGCCAGACGTGGCGCCGCTGGTCGGCGCCAGGGTGTTCAGACCAGTGCAACGCGGCCCACTGCAGCGGCTGTTCGTGGCCGCAGTGCGGGCACGGCACGTGGTAGCGGCGCTGGTCGCTGTTTTCCCACAGGTGTTCGATGCGGCTGGTGCTCTTGAGCTGCGGGGTGCTGACGTACAGGCGCTTGTAGGTGGCCGGGTAGGCGCTGGTGCGGCCGTTGAGCATCTGCAGCGGGTCGTCGCCGGTCTGCAGCTGGGAAGCGACTTCGTCTAGCTCGTCGACCTCGAGCAGCATGACGCTGGTGCTCTTCAGGCGCACGGGGCTGCCGGCGTGTTCGGCGTACCACTGGCCGCCGGCGAAGTCTTTGAAGAAGCGGCTGTTGGCTGTCTCGCGGCTGTTGCTGCTGCGCAGCGCCGAGCGCAGCACGGGCGTGGCTTCGAACAGCGGCTGCCACTTCTGGTTGACGCCCTTGTCGCGGCTGACCTCGCTGGGGTAGCACACCATGATGGGCCCGGGCCGGTTGACCATTGTGTAGGCGGCCACGGCCTTGAGGATCTCGCTCTTGCCGAACTGGATGGGAAACTTGACGGCCACGTCGCGCACCGGGCTGCGGGTGCTGAAGCAGTCCATCGGCTCGCGCAGCGGCGGGTTGTTCGCCGTCACCCAGCGGCCCGCCAGGGTGCCGCTCTTGCTGCTGACCACCAGGTGGTCGTCGGCCCAGTCGCTGACGCTGCGCGCCTTGCGCGGCGCGAGCGCACGCGCCAGCGCGGCGAAGAGCAGTGGGCGGGCCCGGGGCGGGCGCAGCTGCTGCATCAGGCCGCCGCGCTTTGTTCGCGCGCCGATTCGCGCGCAGAAACGGCCATGGCGGCGAAGCGCGCCGAGAGTTCAGCCAGCGCGGTTTCGACGTGGTCGACGAGGAAAGCGCGGATGCGCTGCTCGTCACCGTCCAGCGCCGAGAGCGACGAGCTCAACCTTTCGGGCCAGGCTTCCAGGCTGGCGCGCAGGGTGACGGCGGCGTCGGCCAGCGCGGCCATCTGCTCTTCGCGGTCGAGCAGCTTGCCGATGCGCTCCTCGAGGTCGATGCGGCTCTTCTCGGCGTCATAGAAGGCCTGGCGGTCTTTGTCGCTGCGCGCGCTGCTGCTGACGGCCGGCGAACTGGCCCGTTCAGGCGCGCCGGTGGTGGCCTGGATGCGGGCCAGGCTGGCGACGAAGTCGACCAGGCCTTCGGGCGTGAAGACCAGCCGGCCTTCGTGCTTGAGCTTGGTGACGTAGCTCTTGCCCCAGCCCTGGGCGCGGCCGAAGTCGGCCTGGGTGCCGAAGGCGGCGGTGTGGGTCGCCGTGTCGCTGTCAGACATGGCCGTTCCTCTCGTGCGCCGCGTTCCACAGCGCCAGCGCCTGGCTTTCGCTGCCTGCCCAGGGCCCCCGCGTGCCGCAGTTGCCGCAGCAGACGAAGTGGATCCGTCGCCGAGAGGCCGGCTGGTCATCGTCCAGGATCAGCGCCGGGTCGCTGCCAGGCGGCAACGGCGCGCACAGCAGGCACGGCGCGATGTCATGCGACCAGATCCCTGCTGCGCTCAGGTCGAAGCCCTGGTGCAGCATGACGTGGCTGACATGGCGATCGTGGTTCGGGTCTTCCTCCCACCACTCCAGGGCCGTGAAGCGCTGGTCTTCGGCCACCGGCGCCAGCGGGCTTGACAAGCCACTGGTGCAGGCAAAGTTCGCCGGCGTCACGGGCTGACCTCCGCGTCGACAGCTTGACCTGCGCTGGCGCCTTCGATGTGCAGCCTTGCAATGACGTCATCCAGGCTGGCGGCCTCGACAACGCAAACCATTGCCGCGGCATCGGCTGGCGCGTCGTGGGCCGCCATGTTCAGCAGGGCCCTCACCAGGTGCGGAATGCTTTCCTGCGCCAGTCGGTTGGCCTTGCGATTGACCGCCGACATCAGTTTGCGCCTCGTCGTCATGCCGGTTCCCTCCGATGGTTGGCTTCAGCACCTGGCCCTGTGCAAGGGCGGCTGCACAGGCTGCATAGCCGGGTGCACGCTGCAAGCTGCTGTCCCTCAACGATTTTTTTAGGTGTGCAGGGTGTGTGGGATCGCGTGATGCGCGCGGGATGCGCGTGGCCCGCGTCGTGCATGCAGGCGCAACGCGCGTCGCGCGTCACGCATGCGTGATGGGCCTGCACAGCCTGCACAGACAGGCCGGCCACCTGGGAAAACGGGGCTTTTGACCGCTGCACAAGTGCCTGCACAAGTGCCTTCACAGGCGCCTGCACAGCCTGCACAAACCCGCGCATGTTGCGCACGGCGGGCCGCGCGGCGGCCTGGCTGCTGGCTTGACGGCGTCGATCAGTACGGTGCATCGGCTTCCTCCATGGCTTTGGGGGCGCGGTTGGCATAGCCGGTCGGCTGGAAGGGCTTGCGCGCGGGTTCGGTGGTGATGTCGCGCCACTCGCGCAGCCCTTCGGCGAAGCGGTTGATGCTTGCGGTGAGGTCGGTGCGGTTGGCTGGCGCCTCGACGCCGGGCGGGTGCAGCACGGTGCTCTGCACTTCGCGCGTGAGGCTGTGGTTCAGGAGGTGCCGTTCGCGTGACTTGCGCGTGCCCGGGCGCTTCACCCAGCTGCCCATGCAGGTGTTGAGCTGTGCGGGCTTGCTGACGCCCTGCATGCGGCACCAGTGGGTGTAGGCCTGGTACAGGTCTTCGCTGCGCACGGTGCACACGGGCAGCATCGACAGGCGCTCGGCAGTCCACTCGACGAAGAAGCGTTCGCTGCTGTCCATGCCGAGCTCGACGAGGGCGGTCTTCGCATCGGTCATCGGCGGCAACGTGGCCGGGCCGAAGTCGCCCAGGTCGATGTGCAGCAGGTGGTGGTGCAGCGCGGCCACGCCGCCGGCGCGGATCTCGGCCAGCACGGCGTTGTAGAGCTCGGCCTGCCACTTGCCCGGCGTCCAGATGACGCCGTAGCGGCGGTCGTCGCGTTCCAGCGCCATGGGCTGGACTTCGTTGCTCAGGAAGACGAGGTTGACGTGGTTGCGTTCGCGGTAACTGGCCACGAACTTGGGGTTGATGCGGATCCAGTCGCTGGTGACCAGGCCCTTGAGCTTATTCTTCGCGTGGAACATCTCCTGGCGCGCCACCACCTCGTCGGCCACCAGCATGAGCTTGCGGCTGAGGTAGTCGTTGTACTTGTCTTCGATCGCGTCCTGGTCGACGAGCTGGCCGTAGTTGCCGTAGATGGCCAGCACGGCTTCGAAGAAGAGGTTCTTCCCGGTGCCCTGGGGGCCGTGCATGATGACGGCGGTCTTCATCTTCGCGCCCGGGTGCTGGATGGGGTAGGCCAGCCAGCGCTGCAGCCACAGCCACATTTCGGCGGCGCGGCGGTCTTGGCTGCAGAGGTATTCGCCCAGCGAGAGCAGCAGCTCGCACGAACCGGCCCGCGGCCGCGTGGGCCAGCCTGCCCAGAGGTTGCACTTGATGTTCGCGTCCTGCTCGCCAGGGTCGAAGCCGACCTCTTCCAGCCGCACGACGCGCTTGTCGGCCGACTCCATCCAGTCGCGGTGCATCTGCCGGCTGGTGCACAGGTTGCGCATGCTGGCCAGCGGCACGAGCTTGTGTTCCTGCGCGTCGAAGACGGTCTCGGCCGCTTCGTACACCAGCGCGTAGCGGCGGTGCAGTTCGTCGACCGTGCCGATGGAGCGCAGGTCGTCGCCACTGTCGCCACCCCCTCCCCCTTTGGTGGAGGAGGCAGGCGCCGCGCCCGCCGCGGGCCGCCACTTGATCGCCAGGAGGTGGGCCTCAACCTGCGCGCGCACGACGTGCAGGCCCTCCGCCACGTGGAGGTCGTTCCAGTCGGTGGGGCCCTTGCGGTCGAGCGGGCGCTGGGCTGCGAAGTGCGGCGCCAGCCAGGTGGATTCGTCCGACAACGCCACGGCCTGGGCGCCGGCGATGCCGGCGTTGGTGGCGCGGTGCGGCTCGCCGCAGTGGGCGCACGCGGGGTCGGCGGTGGGTGTGAGTTCACCGCAGGCGCGGCACTTGCCCAGGTAGTCGTCGTCGGCCAGCACCAGCAGGCGCAGCCGCGGCCAACGCGAGCGCAGCGCACCGGCCACGTGCACCAGGTTTCCGGCGTCGAAGCACACGGCCACGGGCAGGCCGGTGGCCTCGTGCACGGTGGCGGCGGTGGCGTAGCCCTCGGCCAGCATGCACACGCCGCCGAACGCGGGCGAGCCGATGAGGAAGAAGTGGCCCTGCTTGGCCAGGCCAGCGGGCCAGAAGTCTTTGTCGCGGCCCAGGCGGCGGGCCTTCTCGTGCCCGCGGGGGTAGATGGCCTGCAGGCCGTAGACCTTGCCGTGCACGTCGCACAGCGGCAGCAGCACGGTGCCGTTGGCAGAGAAGCGCACGCCGTGCGGGGCAACGAGCTTGCGTCGCAGGTACTCGCTGTCGCCAGAGGTGGGCAGCTTCAGCCACATGGCCTGGGCGCGGGCTGCGGCGCGATCGATCTCGCGCTTGCGTGCGGCGTCGCTGGCCTTGCGGTCGGCGGCGATGCGGTCGCGGATGGCGGTCTGCTGCTCGGCGGTGAGCGTCTTGGAGCGGTCGAGCCGGATCTTCTGCGCGCCGTTGTCGGCGCCGCGCCAGACGCCGAAGCTGCCCACCAGCACGGCGCGGCCGTGGTCCATGGGCATCTCGTGCAGGTGGTACCAGCCGCGCTTCTCGCGGTCGTCTTCCATCCGGACGCGGCAACGCTGGCCGACCACGATGTCGTCGACCAGCAACCCAGCGGCGCGCAGCTGCGCCAGCACGCTGTCGTAGTTGTCCCAGTTCACCGTGCCAGCGCCCCACTGTCTACACGAAAACGGCGGCTCTGCGTACC